GTGGAGCTTGGCTTCGCGGACGGCATCTTGGAGGACACCAAACGCGACCACGGCGACGACATCGTTTTTGCTTTCAGCCGCAGGGCAGTCACCAACGCGCTATTCAACAAGATTATAACGAAACCCGCTCCGAAGGCGGAGCAAAAGAAGCCGGATGCGCCGACTGGCGTTTCCATCACCGAGGCTATGCAGAAACTGCAAGCCCGTAAATACATTTAACGGAGGTATTTGATTATGAAAAAGGTACTCGAAATGCGTGAAAAACGCGCAAAGGCGTGGGATGCTGCAAAGGCGTTCCTCG